GTTTTGCAATCCCGTTTTGCCACGAGACAGCATGTCGTTTCAAAGTATCTGGAACGAAACCACTAACTCCATCAAGCAAGAGCAACCGTTAGACACTGTTGACTATCAAACCAACCCATTAGTATGGGTTGCACTGTTAGTAACGCTGTCATACTTGTTGTTCCGGAGTCAGTCCCACAACACACATACACCCACCCTTTCCCCACTGGGAAGAGTGGTTACGTCAATGCCCGCCTGGTTACAGGCGAAGTATTGGTCCTATGTCTGCACGCGCAAGAAAGCCGTGTTGAAGACCCGGATAATGCGGTGGAAGAGACGCGAGACGCGCTCGGCCCCGCTACCGGACAACCATCCCCATCCTTATCTGGCTTCGCTACGCAATGACGCGTCGAAGTTCGCTACCGCTTTTGCCCGCGCGATTGGCCTAAATCGCTACGACATTTCCCCTAGCAATCGGGAACGGGACCTTCCAGGTCTACGTGTCCCATACTGTGCGAAGGACTTGAAGTACGAGGCAAGGTGCGATGAGACCCCAGATAACCCCCTCCTAACCCACATCGACGTCGGAAACTATTGCGACAACCCCCTCGAAGGTATATCAAAAGGACCTGTTTTGCTCTATACTTACAACCCCACTCAACACCTAGTAACCAACCACGAAGAGTTCAACTCTTTTTGGAAGGACGGCCTACTCCATACGCGCATCCGCGGTGGGGGTGAATACAAGGAAAAAGTGTGGGACTTCGACGTGGAAATAGTTACGGTCGAGGAAGCCGGAAACATTCATGTATGTGAGGTGACGACATTACCGCACCATGTGCTCAATGACCCCTACCACAAGATGGTGGTCGTAGAGTGTGTGGCCGTGGTGAAAGCCGCCTACTACTTTCTACCTCTTAGCCCATTACGTAGGTGGTGTCCACGCCAATGCAACAGTGTCAATTTGATGCTAGTTTCTGGCGCGACGCCGCACTACGTGCTACAGAGGGATGGGAAGTTGACCCAGTACGAAGTACCCTGTGAACCATTTGATATGTGTGCCGATCATGCCACACGTACAGGCGTTAAATGCGCCCCCGGCTCACTGAAAGCTATACTAGGCAAACATGACTGCGAAGAGGCTACCGAGATAGTCCATGCCTGCTTATCCTCCGGTCTCAAGGACACAACTTGGGGCAACGTAGTAGTGTTTAGTCGCACTGACTGCGCGGAGTACAGCGGGGTGAAAGGATCCCCCCTTAACCTAGAACCAATCGACAAACCCAAGGTTTACCCCTTCGGTCCTAACTTGTTGGGAGAAAGTACGGCAGTAGCTGCGAACGACTCGAATAATGAGAAGAACACAGCCGCTGAACGTAACACACTCCTACATAACAAGAAACGGCCAGGGAAGATCATGGATGCCTATGCGAAAGAGTTCATCGGTTTCATGCCTCGTAAGTTGGTCCCCCAGGATCCAGAGGAAGTTATCGCTGCTCAAACCCGCAAGGCTCAGATAGCTAGGAACAAGCAACACGCCGACAATCCCGGAAAACGCAAGGGTTTGGTCACCTTTATGAAGACCGAGCCTGCGATGAAAGGGGTTGCACGTGGTATCACCCAGACTACCGTACACCACCAGTTGGAATACGGGGCATACTGCCGGCCCATGTCGGAAGCAATGCACCAGTTTAAGTGGTACATGCCTGGAAGTACTCCCGCTGAGATTGACGAAGCGGTGACGAACTTCGTGACTAGTGAAACCCTAGAGACAGACTACTCGCGCTTCGATGCACGAGTCTCAGGGTGGTTCGTAGACGTGTTTCGTGTGATTATGACGAACGCATTTGGTAAGAAGTACACTGAGCACATTAATGAGCTTATAGATGAACTGAGCGACCAGATAGTGTTTGGAAAACACGAGACTAGCTACAACAAAGGCTCCGCGACTACGTCAGGAGCCGCAGACACTACACTGCGCAATACGGTGATCAATGCATTCATCAGTTACTGTGCCCTCAGACACATGGGGCTCTCTGTCAAGGGAGCATTCAACCGTCTAGGGCCCAAGTACGGGGACGACAGTCTCACGAATGCTACGGCCGACGCGTTAAACTTCGTGTGTAAGGAGACAGGTATGGTCATTACGATCGAGGAGAAACGAGATTACATCGGTTTCCTAGGTCGATCCTACCCTATCCGAGGTGTTAGTGGCAGCATATGTGACGTGCCCAGGTTTCTCGCTAAGAGTTACTTCGGATACGTTGACAAGGGTGCAGCCGTGCTAGCTGTGGACAAAGCCACGGGGTACCTTGCCACCGACGCCCACACACCCATAGTAAGTCAGTACTGCAAATGGCTCCTCCGTCGCTACGGAAGTGAGGAGCTCAAAGGGAACGGATCTAGAGATATGGATTGGAGGAGGGAGACAGGACCCTGGCCTGTGCCGACGGAAGAAGCCGCCCTAAGCCGCGTTGCTTCCATGTTGGACACGTCAGAGGATGAGGTGGTGCGTATCATGCAGTTGCTTGATAGCGACGCTACGCCCCTCGAATTGGAGGGTGTCTTGCCTGGCTCGAACCGTCACCGTGACTATAACACGGTTACGGTGAGTGCCTAGGCGGGTTGTGTTTTGTACAGTGTAAATAGATATACATACCCACATATATATATACAATATACATACCGCATACACATATACATAGGAGCGTTAATCTACGCGGCCTCAATAACTTATACGGAAGATAGTAACTTTCATGCCCACCCGCCAAGATTGTGAAACAAAAGCAATCATGCGACAAAACCCTAGCAAGCCCAAACGTAAAGCCGGAGCTCGCTCTGCGAAGGAGAGTGCAAAGCTATTGTTCCCCGGCCAGAAAGCCGTGGAGCAGTACGCCGAGTTGCTCGCCAACCCCTTCGTCTCTGGACTCTCTCTCGGAGCCCCCATCGCCCCGGCGATTCCGTCCGAGAAAGAAGTTGTCCGTGCTTATAGCACGCTCACTACGAACGCTAGTGGCTTTGGGTTTGCGTCTTGTAACGCAAGCCCTGTCACAAGCAGTGCCACGCTCTTAGCTAACTTGTTCACCACTGATCAGACCTTTGCGCCCGATTACTTCACAACCACTATACCGACAACAGGTCTCACTGCTGTAGCCCATAACGGCCCTCTAGCCGCAACGGACTACTCTACGGGACAGGTTGAAACGCGTACTGTGGCCTGTGGGTTGCGCATACGATACATTGGGAAACAGGATGCTATGTCTGGCAAAATAGTACTAGTGAGGAGCCCATATGGCCAGGACCTAGCCGGTTCTGGTTTCGACCTCTCCCACGTCCGTGAGTGGGAAGCGGTGGAATCTATTCCCGTTGATCGGGAATGGGCCACCGTGGTCTGGACTCCACATCATGCCAAAGACACGCAGTACATCTCCGCCCCCGCTGACCAACAAGGTGACCATTCACTTGGCATCATGGTAATTGGCGGGGGGCCCACCAACGCTTATGAAGTTGAGTATATACTCCACTACGAAAAGATTGGTAACCGCGCCCGCGGTGTAACCATCAACCCAACAGTTGATGAGCACGCCAAGGGAGTTGTGTCACACATTTCTAATCATCGTACTGGCTACCTCTCATCTATGATCAATCGCTTTGGTCCCCGCGCTCTACAGCTAGGTAAACAACTGGCCCAGAACTACTGGAATGCTAATCGTAGCAGTCTATCCCGGCGAGCCCTTGCGTTCGCTGGTAAGGCCGCTCCACTTGCTCTCTTGTAGGGCCTACTTATTCTTGATGAAGGACGGTTCCTTCCCTACCATTACACGGTAGTTTTCGTGATTTTAGGTTCGACTCCACCTGACTTGCAGGTATCACAACAAGTTATCCTCTCAGAGGAAAACAACAAGC